TGGTCGTTGGTTCGATCCCAACCGCCGGAGCCACTTTTTATCAATAAAATCAATAACTTAATTTTTTTGGTGCCAAATTTGGTGACAAACTTTTAAACTGGCGGTAGGAAATCGAAAACCTCCGCTATTGACTATTAGTATTTTTTCGCCTATTTATTGACGTATAACGTCAAATAAATGCGAGGATATTATGATAAAACGACAGAAAAAAAATGGAAAAATTGTTTACGTTGTCGATATGCGCGATAGCGGAAACGGTCGAAAGTTTTTCAAGACAAAAGAGGATGCCCAGGATTACATGGACCAGCAAGCAAAACAGCTGCTTGGTATCCGTGAAACCAGGGAGCGTAAAACTGACTGGACCTTCAATCAAATGATTGATGTCTACATTGAGCATCTTGAAAACGTCGGCAAAAATGCTCACAACAAAATCAGAACCATGCACGAAATTCGTGGCATCAAAGTCGACGGTACGAAGCTATGCACGATGCGAGTGCGTGACTTCGTGGTAGGTGATGTCGACGGTGTAGTCGAAGCGATCAACAAGGGTCGATCACGCAAGACAGTGCTAGAGTACATGGGACACTTTCGTATGCTGCTGGACTACGCAGTGCGTAAGGGTGTGATTTCAGTGAACGTGTTCACGCAGCTGCCAAATGGTTTGGCTATCGAGGGTGCTGAAAAAAATTCTTTTGTGAAGGATACACCAATATCCGAAGATATCATCCACGCGATAGCCGACCAGCTAGACGGTCAGTGGAAGGTGATGTATCTCTTTGCTGCATACACTGGTTTGCGATCTGGCGAACTCCGTGCGTTGGAGTGGTCCGACCTAGACTTCGACAATGGCGAGATCACCGTCAGCAAAGCTGTTGCCTACGATCGTCAGTATGTTTTTGAAGATGGCAAAAGGCACGAACGTGGTTCCATGATTATTAAGGACACCAAAACCGCAGCGGGTACACGCAAAGTTCCGATGATTGATTTCATCATTACTATGATGCGTGAGTTCAAGTTGGCATCGAAGCACAACGGAACCCGTGTATTCAACTCGCGCAGCGGTCACTTGATCGCGGACAGTAGGTTCCCCGAAATTTTGCTGAAGGCATGTAGCCAGGCAAATGTGGAGCGTATACGCTGGCACGATCTTCGACACTACTTCGCGTCGCAGCTGCTTAAAGTGTATGGCAACGATTGGAATAGGATCAAGACATACATGGGACACACAAGCATCAAGACGACCATTGATGTGTACGGTCACTGGATCGAGAACGACGCTGAAAAACTAGCGAACAGAAACTTGCTGAATGACAAGTTAGGCAAGGTTGCAGCGCGATGAACTACATGGACACAAGAGCGTATCTGATCGATCCAGTTCGTAAATCTGTGTTTCAGATAAAATACTCCTACCTGGGCGACTATATGGAAACAGCACGAGCCATCGGCGCACCCTATGTTGACGCTGTTAACCTGGACGACAAGCATTGCGTGTGGGTCGATGACGAAGGATTGTTTCGTCGGCATGTGTGGCTTTGGGACATCAAGTCAAAATTTCATCCTAAAGGCAAACGGCTTGCGGGTTTGGGATTGGTGACGGGGTACGACGACGAAGGCGAAACCGTGCCACCCACTATGTCAATCGACGAACTAAACGATAGTCTGACCTTTGACCAGCATCCGCTGATACGAAAGGACATGGCATGAACACGATAAATTTTACCAGGGAAAAAGTACAGAAGCTGCAAGCTATGTACGACAAATGCGTGGCAGAAGGTAAAGAGCAGTTTACTTTCGAGGGTCACGAAATTCTTACAGCATACGCAAAGTATTTGCTTATGCACCTACGGGATCAGTTCGATGAAAGACTTTGAGAAATTGCATTACGAAACCATGCCGTTTGAGGAACTTGAAAAGAGATTAAAAACAATGTCTGAAAAATTTCACAAACGACAAGCTGCTCTCGACAAGGACAAAAACGATTTAGATATCGTATGTGATATCTACATTCGAAGAATTGAATTAGACAAGGAATTCAAAAAAGCTATCAAAAGCACTATGAAATCCTTGTAGCTGCAATCATGGCATTGAGATACCATTGCGCCTTCAATAGATCTTCAATGCCATTTTTGTTTTTATATCTCCACAAATACTTCATTACATTACCACGACAGTAATCGGGGTACGCATCGCCCAGGGCAGCGCGGATCGCGTCGATACACTCGATGTCGCCGTTGCGGTAATGCGCTGGTAAGTTTACCGGATCATCTTTCATATTTTAGAAATCTTTCCAGCGATCGCTTTGAAATGTAAATATTTGATCGGCATGGCCCTTCATATTCTGTTGGTCGTCTGTGGCTTTCCAATATACCATTTGTAACCATGCGTCGAACCTTACGTCTGGCTTTGGCATCGTCTGTGCCAAACAAAATTTTTGCAGCGTCCCTGGTATCAAAGACCAGCTTGTCTAGAAATACTTCGTGTACTAGATTAACTGAAGTCATCGTCAATACTCGTGGTTGCTTCGATTTCGTTTGGATAGAGTGTAAATTTTGCGACGTTTGGAAAGTTACGCACGTCGTCGCCTTGTCGTGCCTGGATCGTGCAGCGTAAATTAATCTGGTTTTTTGCCAGAATATTTACAGCTTCGCGGATCGTCGCTTCTTGCGCTGGTGATATGCGGTCAAAACGACTTTGATCTTCGTTCCATAGTCCAGCGGGACTGAACCAGCCAGACAAGCGATACTCTTTTTCGCCCATTGTGAACTTGCTTACGGATAAGTGTGGTTTGTTACTCATATTGGTATGTCCTCTCTAATTGATGATAGTTTGCCTACTTCGATCTGCCCTTTTTTTACGTTGTACCAGCCAAGAATTTCTTGGTATTCCGTTGGCTTGTCTTTCTTAAACCTATCTAACCATTGTCTGTTGCCTTCTTTCCAACTATTCAAATGTGATAGCTGTTTGCAGTCATCTAAATCGTCCAGCAATCGATTGTACTGGTCTATGAAAAGTTGGTCGGCACTATACATGCCAGGCTTTTCGATGTCCTCGTTGACCTTGGTTGCCCACTTTTGAATCTGTTCTTTGGCATCGGGTTCTGTTTCTGCTGCGGGTTCGGGTTCACACTCTACCCAATCTGGCTGTGGTTCGGGATCTTTCTTGCGTGGTTCTACATTATTGGGTTTGGCTTCTTCGAATTGATCCGCTTCGTCTTGTGCGTAGTAATCACCCGCCACGTTGAGCAGCTTGAGTATGACACGATCTTTCGCACGTTTTTCTGCCATAGCGTACGGATAATTATTTTTATTATTGCTTGGTGCTGCTTCACCAATTGCCCATTCTGCTCGATCGCCCAGGTGTCCCGTCACACACATGGCTGCCACCCTTTTGTCGGGATCGTTGGCAATCATCGCGGGGGGATCAAACCTTATTTGCTTGTGCGCTGCAATTTTTTCCAATGCTTTATGTTTTACGCATGTAATGCTTTTACCACCGTGTTTAACTTCCCAGGTGTTATCTTTATAATTTAGTTGTAAATCTTTCATCAATTCTTTGATGACATCATCCATGATATGACCTCCATAGTTCTTCGGCATGTTGTAAGTATGCGGGTGGTTTTCTGCCCCATTCGTAAAAGTTTGGAAACTCGTCTGCTAACAAATCTTTTGTGCTTTCTGATCGTTTCAGCTTCAGTTCGATCGCCATGTTCTTTGCGACAGTATCGCTGACATACAAGCGTAGGTTATCTTCGTGCAGACAATCGCAATTTTCGGCTGTCAACAGCCTATAATCATCTTTGCTGGCATACAGTAAGAACGGTGGCTTGTGGTTGTTCAATGCCCAAAATCCAGCGACCTGGGACAAATTATTTTCTAGCCACATGTTACCCGATAGCTTGTTCGGTAGGGACGGTCGCCTGGTTCCCGACTTTGTGTCCGCTATTGTGTATGTTTTTACTTTCAGATCGCCCCGTACATCGTAGTCTGGCAGTGTGGAGTAGGGCAGCTTGTTACCTGGTATTACACCGAATAATTCTTGCTCACCAACATATCTATTGGCTTTGTGCATCGCTTCTTTCAGACCGATGATCGCGTTCTTTGCAATGTCGGGTATGTGATCGACTTGTAGATCTTTATTTTCTTTATCGTTCTTGAGCCAGGTGTTCGGTTCGTATGCCATAGCTTGTTCGATACCCGCAGCTGTGGCTTGTGATATATCCATGTTATCGATCAGCACCATATCGCAGATCGCCTGGACCACACGTCCCGCCATCATCGCTGCGTTATCGTCGCCGTTGTGCTTACGATCTAATATCTTTACATACTTCCAGCAATCGGCTTTCTGTGCGGGTGTAGCGTCATTTGAGTGAATGACCTTCCAGGCATCGTTTACAAGCGGTCGAGCGTAACACTTCTCAAAGAATATCTGTGCCTTGCTGCGTACACGGTAATTACTGTGGTGAAAATAGTCGTGTCGTGATGCCCACTGGACGTTAGAATCAATCATTAAAATATCCTAAAATTTTTTACGTTTTAGATTAAGTTAATGTACGTTTTGCGTCAATAAGTTTTGTCGTGAAACGTCAACTAAATATTTTAAGGATCAAGGCACTGCCACCCCAAAGACCCAGGGGAATAGTATTTTGCGATGATTGGTGCTGCCCAAACAAGTTCGATACCACTGGTCTGACGACCCGCTGTAAACGCAGATCCGATGGTAAATTTTCCGTTGGGTTCGGGGTAAACATAGCCAAAATTCACTGCTGAGTGCCATAGATCAGCTTCTTTCTCGTTCAGCTTCCGTAGTTGTTGTTGGGGTAGTTTATAGATGCACAGCTGCGTATAACAAGCGGGATCTATTGAACCTTCTGCAAGCATGTACTGACCGTTGAATACATATAGATTTTTAAATGCGTTCTCCCAAACACCTTTGTATGTTGCTGGCAAGGTTATCGGTGGGACAACTTGCCTTGGTTTATTGGTAACATCATACACGGTAACAGTGCCGTCCTGGTAGCTGCCAATAAGATCCATTGGTTGTATGTCGATAATTAGTTCTTCGAATTCACAATCCAGGATGTCTGCATATTCACGCAGATCCTTCAGTGTCAGCGAGTGCTTACCAGCCATTTGACGCGACAGTGTACCTTGTTCGATACCTTTTTTCTGAGCAACATGTTTTTTCTTTATGCCACGTCGTTCAATTGCACGACGTAAAAGTTCACCAGACATACTATCGTCCATTAGTTGTAAAGGCAGTGCCTTTTGAAGTCCCAGTTTGTTCATAGTTATATCCTCGCATGACGTTTTTCGATAGGGTTTTTTTACTAGCTTATATTGACTGTACGTTTAACGTCAAGATATAATGATTTTTAGCTAAGTTTTTTATTTGAACGGATCGAAAAAAATTGACGTTAGACGACTACAGAAAAAAGAAAAACTGGTCTTATGGTCAGCTGGCACACTTGCTGGATGCGGGTCACGCTCAGATGGCTAGACGCTGGTGTTTGCCTATGAACCACAAAGATCGGCTTGTACCCAGGCAGCGTTACATGTCCCGTATTATTGAACTGACAAAGGGGGAAGTGCAGCCGAATGACTTCTTTATCGAGCGTGGCTAGTCCGTGATCCGTGTGTATTCATCCGAAGATGATCTGCAAAAGCACGTCATCAAATGGCTAGAAATAGTTCTGCCACAACCCCACTTGATTCATCACAGTCCGAACGAAGGACGACACCATGTCAACTATCGTCACAAGCAGAAGCTGATGGGTGTAGTGCCAGGGTTCCCCGATATCATCATTATGCTGCCAGACACGATGCCATTGTTTATCGAGTTGAAGCAGCCGAAGAATTATCCCACAGAGCAGCAGCGCATTGTCGGTGAGCAGCTTATCGGTATGGGGTATGACTATGCCGTTTGTCGATCAATCACGGAAGTCAAAGCGTTTTTGACAGCGGAACGGCACAACATCGACTTGCAGATCAAGGGACAAGCACGGGTCATGCTGCAAGTGGAACAACATTTACAAGGAGAGATCGATGCCAAGAGGACGACCAAGGAAAGAGCAAAGCAAATCGTCAAAACCATCCCCCAAAAAGAAAGCAGTCAAACAGCCAGTTGAAGAAAAAACAGAAGATGTTTTGTTCCAGCAGAAGTTCTGGCATGAGGACGAAAGCATACCAGCCTGGCGACGCTGGATAAAAAAAATACTGGGTATATGACCAAGTATGACCTTGTATGACACGATGCGACCACGGCCCAAAGATTTGCTATTGACAGAAATTTTTGGAGATCGTTACAATCGCCGAAGGCGCATAAGACATAGCTATGCACTCAAAGTATTGCACTCAAAACTTGTATCTAAAAACACTACACGCAAATCGTGTCTAGTTAAGCGTGACTAAGCATGAGTGTCAGAGCAAAGACAGATCCCAGGCTGCGCGACATGGCAGCACTCGATGCTTTGTTTCTCGAAGCTGCGGAAACCGAACGAAAGCTACCACCCGCTATCCGCAAACAAAAGATGTCAAGCTGGGTCGAGTACGTCAAAACATGGGAAAGTTATGGCTGGCATGATTTCACACCGTCGTTACCAAAAGCTACACCGGAGCAAGTCACCCGATTTGACCTGGCTATGGATTTACTCAACGATACGAACATGGATGCGGACGACAAGCGACTGATCTGGGCAGTAGCGCATAGCGCAGCGTTCAACGAACGGGGTCCACGCTGGTCTGCCCTGGGACGTAAAATGCGTGTCGATCATCGCACTGTGCGTCGTAAATATACCGATGCTTTGGTTCGCTTGTATTACAAGCTTTGACGTTTACCGAAAGGAAATCTTTGACCAGGACACAAATTGTTGTATGAATGGCATGAGAAGGACGGTATATTTTGTATAATCGGTCAGAAGTGTCTGGCTTATTTTTTTTCATAAATATCCTTCCTCCACAGTATGCGAACCCTTTGTTATATCCTCGCAGATTGACGTGGGGTTCGCACCCTTTTTATCATGGTCAAAAAAATTTATCAGAACAAAAAAGGTGGTCTGAACCAGAAGGGACGTGACTATTTCAAGCGTACCCAGGGTTCGAATCTAAAACGACCACTCAAGTCGGGTACATCACCACGACGTGTATCTTTTGCTGCTAGATTTGCTGGCATGAAAGGACCAATGAAAAAGTCAGATGGGACACCGACACGCAAAGCACTTGCGTTGAAAGCCTGGGGTTTCGGTAGTGTCGAAGCAGCCAGGAATTTTGCTAACCGTCACAAAAAAAAGAAAGGGTAAGACATGCCAGGACATTACGGAAAAGGTATGAAGGGCAAGAAGTCCGGTAAGATGAACGGACTGAAGAAAGCTACCAAAGCAATCGCAGCTAAAAAAAAGATGAAGGCTAAAAAGAAGTAGATGCCTTATTCAAAGTACACTCCCAAACAAAAGCGTTTAGCTGCGATGTACGGTGATAAGAAAAAGATCACCAGGGGCGATATCATTACAGCTGCAAAGAAAAGAAAAACCAATGGCAAAAGCAAAAAAAAGCGGACCTAAACCCACAAACCCAGCGTTGTACTCCAGGGTCAAAGCAGCTGCAAAGCGTAAGTTTGCAGTGTATCCCAGTGCCTATGCAAATGCGTGGCTGGTGCGTGAGTACAAGAAGCGTGGTGGCAAGTACAGCGGTAAGAAGCCAAGCTGATGTCACTGACGAAGTGGTTCAGAGAGGATTGGCGTGATGTCAAGACGGGCAAGAAGTGTGGCAGATCGGGCAAGGAAAAGAAGTCACGACCGTATCCAGCGTGTCGGCCCGCAAAGGTAGCAAAGAGAATTACAAAGGCAGAAGCACGGAAAAAGACGGGACCAAAGCGTGTCAACTGGTCAGTAACGGCTAGTGGCAAGAAACGCAAAAAGAAAACAAGAGCAAGAGCATGAGCAGCGTAACACAAAAGCACATGGACGAGATATGTAATCGACTTATGGATGGCGAGAGCTTGACACAGATCTGTGATACATCAGAGCATCTTCCCAACAAGAGGACAATCTATAGGCATGTGCAGAAAGACCAGGATGCCTGGGAAGCCTACAGCAAGGCAAGAGCAATACAAGGTGAGGACATCGACGACAAGATCATGGACATCATCAATGAACCGCTGCCTAGTGATCCAAAGATCGCTATGGCAACAGTGCAGTACAAGCGATTGAAGGTGGATGCACTCGACAAGAGAAAGCGACAGTTGCAGCCATTGGGTGGCATACGAAACAATCCAAGTGATGCGTCGCCATCCGTGTCGGGGACAATACAGTTATCTTGGAATGAGTAGTGCTGATGCAGTCTGTGTGTCACTGCTCGCACACGCGACCCCCCGCCCTGGCTTTTGCTGCGATTGATGCCTGGTTTTGTCACCAAGTTTGTCACCAAACGCTGTAAGTCTTTGTTTTTTCTAGCTGTGGCGGTAGGTATTGTACCTACGACCGTGCATTTTGCAGCGCAAAGCGACCCCCTTACCCCCCCAAAACTGGTCGCCGTTG